TGAAGAACTTGAATCCAGAGACTACACTGTGACTAAAGGCAGTTTTTCTCTTGAAAAAGAACATATTCAGTTTCTTTTAGATAAGGTCGATCAAATGCCTCAAAATTGGTTTGTTCGTCAAATTCGAGATAGTCTTGTAAGTAGTTTGGAGAACAAGTAAATGGTGGAGATTGTAGCTGGAGAACTGATTCGTAACGAAACGAATCAAAAAGCGATGGGCGGTACCGAACTTATCGCAACTGGAATGCATCAAAGAATCTCGCCAGATTTACTTCAATATTTTCAAATCATTCACTCAAGACCTCGTGAACTTCGAGACGATCTCAAAAAGATTCTGGTTTGTCACGATTTGCCTGGCGACCCAGAAGTTCAGCATTTGAAAGATGGTGGTTGGGAAAAGTATGATTCGCTTGTATTCGTTTCAAACTGGCAACAGCAAATGTATAACGCATATCTTGGCGTTCCATTCAGCGCTGGTAGAGTAATGCGAAATGCTATTGAGCCTATTCAAACGCATACAAAGCCAACTGATAAGATTCGACTGATTTACACCTCAACTCCTCATCGTGGTTTGAATATTCTCTACCACGTATTTGCTCAGCTAGCAAAAGAGTTCGATGATATTGAGTTGGACGTTTATTCTTCTTTTCAGTTGTATGGATGGGCTCAGCGAGATGAACAACATCGAGAATTGATTGATGCTTTGAGAGCGCATCCAAAGGTAAACTACTACAAATCTGTATCTAATGATGAGATTCGAGAAGCTATTACAAAGTCTCATATTTTTGCGTATCCATCTATTTGGCAAGAAACCTCTTGTCTGTGTTTGATTGAGGCTATGTCGGCCGGACTTTCTTGCGTTCATTCTTCTTTTGCCGCGTTACCTGAGACGTCTCTTGGACTCACGCACATGTATCAGTTTACTGAGAATGCGCAGGATAACGCGAACCGATTTTATTCGTTACTGAAAACGGTAATCCTATATCATATTGAGCGTAAAGACGTAATCCAAGCAAAAAATCTTCGAGATAAGTATGTTGCCGATTCAGTGTATAACTGGGAACTTAGAACTCGAGAATGGGAATCTTTTTTACAATCAGTATTGACATAATCCAAAATATATAATATACTACAAGTAGATTGTAAAAGGAATAGAAATATGATTTTGGTTGATCTCAATCAGGTACTGATCAGTACTGTAATGGTCTCTATTGGCCCAAAAAATCTTGAGAAAATTCAAGATGATACGGAAGATATGTTTCGGCATATCTTCCTCAATTCAATTCGCTCAAATCGTCTCAAGTTTGGTTCTGAGTATGGCGAAATGATTCTTTGCGCCGATGACAAAAACTACTGGCGAAAAGACTTTTTCCCTTACTATAAGGCAAACCGAAAAAAGAATCGAGAAGAGTCCAAGCTTGACTGGAATAGAATTTTTCAGTTCATCAATAATGTTCGAGATGAAGTAAAGGAGTTTCTTCCTTATAACGTGCTTCAGGTGAACAAGACAGAAGCTGATGATATCATCGGCACTCTTTGTCATACTTACGGAACTTATATGAGTAACGGTGAGCCGATTCTCATTCTTTCTGGAGATAAGGATTATATCCAACTCCATAAATATGCCAACGTGAAGCAGTTTGATCCCACTAGGAAAAAGTGGGTTTATACTCTCAATCCGGAAGAATATATGTTTGAACATATCATCAAAGGCGATGTTGGCGATGGTATTCCAAACGTATTATCTGATGATAACTCTCTTGTAATGGGGATTCGTCAAAAGCCAATCACAAAAAAGCGTATTGATACTTGGAAAAAAGAAAATCCAAAAACAGGCGAAGAATCTCTCAAAACTAAATACCTTCGAAACGAAACACTTATTGACTTGAGTAAAGTTCCGGAAGGTCTACAAAATGAGATTCTTGAAATGTTTGAAAACAGGCAAAAGAAATCTCGAGAAAAGATGCTTTTTTACTTTATGGCAAAAAAGTTGAAAAATCTAACTGAACATATATCGGAGTTTTGATGACATTATCCTTATCTGAAATCGTGAATACAACATGTACAATCTCTAAAAAAGAAGACAAAGTAAAGTTTTTGAAGCAGCATAACTCTGTAGAGTTGCGAAACATTTTAGTCTTAATGTATGATAAGAACACCTTTGAGCTTTCTTTGCCGACAACAGTTCCTCCATATATTCCATCTGAGATTAGTGAGTCTCACGGTATGCTGTATCGAGAAGCAAGAAAGCTCAAGTATTTCATTAAAGACCACCCAGAAGCTAAAGGTTTGAGTCAGATACGCAAAGAGCAGCTGTTCATTCAAATGCTTGAAACTGTGGATAAAGACGATGCCGAGCTTCTCGTCAAAATGATTCAAAGAAAGCCACTCAAAGGTCTAACTGCCGCAACTATCAATGAGGCATTTGGTCCGATCATCAAACTTGGTAAAAAGGAAAAAGAGTAAGTTTTATGTCAAAAAAAGATCATACTTTTCGCGAATGGTTTGACGAAAATAAGTTTGAAAAAAGTGATAAGAAAAGGTATGATAAGAAGCGTCAATCGCTTCGTCGAGCTCGAAAAAATAAGTTGAGAGCTAAAGAATCTTACATCGATTCCTAAAGAGGGCTTATGAGAAAACTGATACTAACTGATTGTGATGGAGTTCTTTTAGATTGGTCGCACGGATTTAGAAAGTTTTTGAGGAAAAAGGGTGTTACCAACCTTGAAGATTTTTGGTCCTTAAGTCCATTTTATACTCGTAACCTTTTAGAAGAGTACAACAACTCTTCTTATATTGGGTTTCTTCCACCATACAAAGATTCTCTCGAATATGTACGATATCTTCATAAGCATGGATATGTATTTGGCGTAATCACAAGCCTTTCAGATAACATATATACTGGAAAACTGAGAGAAAGAAATCTCAAAGAAGTTTTTGGCGATACAGTATTCGATTTCGTTTGGTCCATCAAATGTATGGGAGATAAAACAGAATATCTTCGTAAATTTGAAAACACTCAGTTGTATTGGATTGAGGATCGTATTGATAATGCTGAAATCGGAGCTTCGCTTGGACTCAAATCTATTCTTCTCAAAAATGAAGAAACTGCTGATTATCAAAACGATAAGATAATCAGTGTCAATAATTGGAAAGAAATCTACAATATAATGGTAAAACAATAATGCCCACATATAACTTTTTCAACCAAGAAACAGAAGAATCGTTTTCTTCTTTTATGTCAATCAAAGAAATGGAACAATACTTGATTGATAATCCGTCAGTCAAGTTACAACTATCAACCCCAGGAATCGTAGATTCTGTCAGAGTAGGAGTTACAAAAACACCCGATTCATTCAACTCATTACTAAAAAATATCAAGAAGCGTTATCATAGATCTACTATTGAGACGAGGTAAAATCACCAACAACTTCTAGGAAACCGCATGTCTTTACAAAAACCAAGACTAACAAAAAGACAGAAAAGATTGCTAAGGCAGGAGAAAGTATTGGATAAACAAGGAAACATAAACCCTCATTCTTCTTTCTCCTTAAAGAAAATCGTTCCTATGACTGACTCTCAAAAAGACGCATTTGAGGCGTATGAGGAAGGTTATAACTTAGTGATGACAGGTGTTGCTGGAACTGGCAAAACGTTTGTTGGTATGTATCTTGCTTTAAGAGACATTATGAATAAGGTAACAGACTATCAAAAGCTGTTTATTGTTCGGTCAGTGGTTCCCACAAGAGATATGGGGTTTTTACCAGGTAATCAAAAAGAAAAGACAAAGGTATATGAATCACCATATTATGAAATAGCTTCGAAGCTATTTGGGCGTGGTGACGCATATGATATTTTGAAATCGAAAAACATCGTTGAGTTTATGTCAACATCGTTTATTCGTGGCATTACGCTTGAAGATTGTATCATATTAGTTGATGAGTGTCAGAATATGAGTTCAATGGAACTTCATTCTATCATGACTCGTGTTGGCGAAAACAGTAAAATCGTGTTTTCGGGTGACATTCGGCAAGACGATTTGACGAATCCGAGATACAAAGAAGAAAGCGGGCTCAGGGATTTTTTGAAGATTCTTGATACAATGAATGAATTTGATTTTATCGAGTACGATTATCAAGATATTGTTCGTTCAGGACTTGTAAAAAATTATATCATCGCGAAAGATAAGTTGAGTCTTTGAGGAGACCCAACACTTTTTTCTCAAAATACAGTTACTGAAGTTTACTTATTCATATTTTTTATTCTACCCAAAACCCAACCTTCGGATAAGTACTTTTCCTTATCATTTACGTTTATCATTTTAGTTTTATGTCCGTTGTTTATCCAGATTATTTTGTTATTTTTGTAATATTCGGAAACACTTTTTTTTCTTTTTTCTTGGACTTCTGGAGCCTTTAGTGGATTATCGACGCCGTATTTTTCCAAAAAAGTTTGTTTCATTTTTTCTTTGACTTCTGTAGCTTTAGATGGATGATCAACCCCATATTTTTTCAGTAAAGTTTGTTTTCTTTTTTCTTGGATTTTTGGCGATTTGAGGTGGTGATCAACTCCGTAGTTTTTCATTGAAGTTTGCTTTATTTTTTCTTGGACTTCTGGCGATTTGAGAGGATGATCAACCCCATATTTTTCTAGCCATGTTTCTTTTCTTTTTTCTCGAACTTCTGGGATTTGACTAAAGTGTTCAACTCCGTATTTTTCCAAGCAAGTTTGTTTCATTTTTTCTTGGACTTCTGGAGATTTGAGGTGGTGATCGACTCCATATTTTTCCAGTAAAGTTTGTTTTCTTTTTTCTTGGATTTCTGGTGATTTTAGCGGATTATCGAACCCATATTTTTCCAGTGAAGTTTGTTTCTTTTTTTCTTGGACTTCTGGTGATTTTAGCGGATTATCGAACCCATATTTTTCCAGTGAAGTTTGTTTCTTTTTTTCTTGGACTTCTGGAACTTTTGAGGGGTTATCAAATCCGTATCTTTCAACCATCAACTTTTTCCAAGCGTCGGTTCCATATCCATTATCAAAACGGTTATCATTATTGTGTTTGTTGTAAAAACATGCGTTATTAGCGGCATTGACTTTCTGCAAAAATCTAGATTCATAATCTAGTGCTTCTTTTCCTATCTCAAATGTCTTTATCTTTCGAACAACAAACGTATCTAGCCCTCTTTCGGCTATTATCTGTTTTACTGTGGTTGAGGATGTAAGATAACCGCCTTCTGACATAAAAGAGTCTGGATTTGCGTCTTGACCATACTTGCTTCCAGCGTAGTAAACGCCGTTAGATACGTCTTGAATGATATAGAAATATGGGATATAAATACACATGAGCTGTGTTCCTTCTTGTAAATAGCTGAACATAGAATGGTTGGAGGCTGCAACCTCGCGAACCATAACTCTATTTATAAAAAAATGATTTTTGGCAAAATGGATTATAAAGACAAAATACCGGATAAAGTGATGGAATCAATATATCGTTATTGTAGAATGATAGACAAACCTTACCCGATGACAAAAAGTGAAGCGCAAAGTATACTTGATAGATTCGAGTCGTTAGGTATATCGCCAACCGAAATATCAAGTATACTCGATAAAAGGTAATCCCGTCACTATGCCTTCTCTCAATGTTCTCATACCAGATTCCTCAAACACAGCAACTGATAAGTTTACTGATCCATATTTTTCAATGTTGGTGGAAGATGCAACTCATCTTCCTCCTGTTTATGTGTTGTCGGACTTTTCCATCACAACTGCCCCTGATCTTGTTTATGAAGTCGGTGAGCCTGAAATATGGAGCGTAGTATCATTTTCGGTCACAACTGAAGACAATATAACAGCTTCTCCAAGTAGCGAATCAGAAGAATATGACGCGAATACTGTATCAATATCAGCAAACGGTTCATATTTTGTAACAACCGAACAAGCTGGTCCG